AAATCAACCACTGGTGTTGGTGCTAACTCCATTGCAACTTTACCTGCAAACGCAGGTACACACATGGTGCGAACAATCCAAGAGTACTTGGACATTGACGCTCTTATAGCAGCAGGTAACACTATTGCTGACGGAGATGTTTTCCAAATGCTTGAAATACCTGCAGGAACGTTAGTTCTAAACGCAGGTGCTGAAGTGATGAAAGCATTTACTTCAAGCTGTACCTTGGACATGGACTTTGGTGGAGGTGATGACATCATTGATGGTGCTGACATCACATCTGCAGGGTTCTGTGCTGCAGGTTCTAATGGACAAACCAACACAGTTGTGGGCAACGCAGCTTCAACGTACACTCAGTTTATCAGTACTGCTGATACTATTGACTGCACGATTGCAGGTGCTGCAGCAGCCACAGGTAGACTAAGAGTCTACGCAACTGTGATTGACTGCAATGACCACGGTGCTGTGGATAAAGCAACAGAAGTCGATAGAGACTTACTAGCTTAAATTACTACTTAGAGGGCAGGTACAACAGGACAGTGCTTGCCCTCTAATCACATCAACAGGAGTATTTAGTGGCAACAACCTACATCACATTAGTAAATGACCTCTTGCGTAGATTGAATGAAGTTACACTTAATACTGCAGGTGATGGTTTCTCTACTGTAAAGAATGTGCAAGCGATAGCAAAAGATGCTATCAACAATGCCATAAGAGAAATACTACAAGATGGTCATCAATTTCCCTTTCTTAAAACTACGACTACACAAACACTAACAGCAGGTACAGGCACGTACGACTTACCTACTGACATGGCTAGTGTTGATTGGGATACGTTTTATTTACAAGCTTTGTCAAGTGCAGGTAATACTGCTCGTTCTCTTCCTACTATACCTTTTGAAGAGTATGTTAGAATATACAAGGCGATAGAAGAAAACTCAGGAACAGGAGCTAGGTCATCTCCTGATTTAGTGTATCAAACATCAGAAGAAAAGTTTGGTGTAACACCTTTACCTGACGCAGCTTATGTAATAGAGTATGTTTACTATAAGTTTCCTGCTGATTTATCAGCATTTGATGACGAGATGATTATACCAGACAGATTTAAGTATATAATTATAGATGGTGCTATGGTATACATGATGCGATTCAGGTCTAATGAACAGTCTGCACAAATACATCAGGCTAAGTTTCAAGAAGGTATCAAGGCTATGCGTAGACTATTGTTAGATGACCCACTGTTTGTTAGGTCATCAATGATAAACAGACCTAAATTTACATCACAAATGCTAAGACTGAGTGGTTAAATGGCTGATTCAGTCTCCACGTTTAGAGCCGTTTGCAGGGGTGGTTTAAATACAGGTGCAGACGTTTTATCTCTTGGTGAAGAGAGTCCCGGTTCAGCAATACAGTTATTAAACTATGAACCAAACCTAGAGGGTGGATATAGAAGACTAACTGGTTTTGCTAATAACTTTGGCACAGTTCCCGGAACAGGTTCAGTTTTAGGAGTGGCTGTAGCTAACGGTGTGAATCAAGGAGTGCTTGCTTGTCGTACACCATCATCAGGTAACAACTATTTACATCACTGGAACTTTTACTTTACAGTGGCTGTAACATCAGGTGAAGGCTCAAGTTTTACTGTAGGAGAGACAGTAACAGCCGTAGAAAGCTCTAGTGATAGTACCTCTACAGGAGTATCAGGAACTGTAATAGCAAAAGCTTCTGCTTCTCTAACAATAAACTTTGGTAGGCTACCTAGTTCTGTATTTGCTACTAACAATGTATTAACAGGTGGCACATCTTCAGCTACTACAACAGTTACTTCTACTCCAACAGTCATAGGTTGGACAGCCGTATCAACAAGTGGCTCACCTACTATGACAGGTGTAAGCAAGGTTAGATTTACAGAGATAAACTTTGGTGTACCAAAAGTAGTTTTGACAGATGGTATAAATCCTGCAGCTACATACGATGGGTCAACATACACGCAGATAACAGACTCAAACGCACCAACAGACCCTAAGATAGCAGCAGAGTTTCAGAATCATTTGTTCTTATCAGGAGACCCTGCACAGCCAAGTAACTTGTTTTTTTCTGCACCAACAGCAGAAACAGATTTTAGTCCTGCAAATGGTGGTGGAGTTATAAATGTAGGATTTGAGATAGTTGCTATTAAGAAGTTTCGTAACGTATTATTTATATTTGGAAAGAATAATATTAAGAGACTTGTAGGAGACAACTCAGCAAACTTTGTACTAGAGTCGGTTACATCAAATTTAGGTTGCCTTTCTACAGACAGTGTGATAGAACTAGGGGGAGATTTGTTATTCCTCGCACCTGATGGTATAAGACCTATTGGTGGTACAAACAAGATTGGTGACGTTAATCTTGAAACTCTGTCTAAGAATATACAGTCTACTATACGAAACGTAATAGCATCAGAAGATTTAGACGCACTATCATCAGTAATAATTAGAAGTAAGTCTCAGTTTAGGTATATATTTTCTACTTCTTCTTCACAGGGAATACTTGGAGCATTAAGAGAATATCAAGGTAATATAGGATTTGAGTTTGCACAAACCTTTGGAATAGAGTGTACGTGTGCAGACAGTGGATACATAGAGCAAGAAGAGTTTGTATTACACGGTGCATCAAGTGGTAAAGTTTTTCAACAGGAGTCAGGCAACGCTTTTGATACAAGTAACATACTGAGTATATTTAAAACTCCGTTTGTTTACATGGGGAATCCTGAGCAAAGAAAAACATTCTACAGCACATCAACATACATGAGTGCAGAGGGAAACTTTTCAGTAGCTTTGTCTGTAACCTACGACTACGATAACACAGACATAGCAACACCAGACAACTTAACTCTATCAACAACAAGTCCCGGAGCATTCTTTGATAGAGGTACAAACGTAGCTGTATTTGACACAACAGACATATTTGATGGAAACCCATCACCAGTTGAATCAGTTACATTCTCAGGCTCAGGTAAAGCAATAGCCTTGACTTTTGTGACAGATGATACAAACGAGTCACACAGTATTCAAGGATTTACAATAACACACGGACTAGGAGATGTAAGGTAATGGCAGGTTACTCAAGAACAAATACAGCCGATATTCAGTCAGGTCAGGTTGTTAAGTCTGCACCAATTAATGCTGAATTAAACGCTATTGTTTCAGCCTTTGCTTTTAGTGGTGGTCACAATCACGATGGTTCATCAACAGAAGGTGCGTATGTAGGACTAATTGCTGATACAGACGCACTAAACAAAGTCGTAGTAGACACAAGCAATAATCGTGTAGGATTCTTTACAGAAGTTAGTAGTGCAGCTACAGAACAAATTAGAATCCAAGACGGTGCAATACTTCCAGTAACAGATAATGATATAGATTTAGGTGCATCAGGAACAGAGTTTAAAGACCTACACATTGATGGCACAGCACATATAGATACACTTGATGTGGATGAAAATGCTACGGTAGCAGGAACATTAGGTGTCACAGGTGCTGTAACGGCTAATGCAGGGGTAGTGATTGATAATATAACTATTGACGGCACAGAGATTGACCTGTCATCAGGAGACCTTACAATTGATGTGGCAGGAGATATAATACTAGATGCAGATGGAGCAGATGTACTTTTAAAAGATGCAGGAACTCAATATGCTGCACTTACTAACAGTTCAGGCAACTTAATAATAAAGTCAGGTAGCACAACAGCACTGACATTTAGTGGTGCTAATGTAACTGCAGCAGGTGAAGTCTCTATGACTACACTTGACATAGGTGGCACTAATGTAACAGCAACTGCAACTGAATTAAATATACTTGATGGTGTAACAGCCACAACTGCTGAACTTAACATTATGGACGGAGTTACAGCAACTACGGCTGAGTTAAATATTCTTGATGGAGTTACATCAACTGCAGCAGAATTAAATATTTTAGATGGTGTGACTGCAACAACTGCAGAGTTAAACATCATGGATGGTGTTACGTCTACTACTGCAGAACTAAACATTATGGATGGTGTTACAGCTACTGCATCTGAGATTAATATAATAGACGGAGATACATCAGCTACATCTACTACTGTCGCAGACGCAGACAGAGTTATATTAAATGACAATGGCACTATGGTGCAGGTTGCTGTTACCGACCTTGCTGCCTACTTTGATGATGAAATAACTGCAATGCCTAACCTTGTGACTACTGCAGCCACAACTGTTGGTACATTAGACAGTGGTGCTATATCATCAGGCTTTGGTAATATAGACACAGGTTCATCTACAATAACAACAACAGGTCTTATTACAGGTGGCTCACTTGACATTGATGATGTTGTTATAAATGGTACAACAATTGGTCACACAGATGATACTGACCTTATAACTTTAGCCAATGGCTCTGTTACAATAGCAGGTGATTTAACAGTTAGTGGTACACAGACAGTTGTAGACACTGTGACAATGAACGCACAGAATGCCATAGTCTTTGAAGGTGCTACAGCCGATGCTAACGAAACTACTCTAACTATTACAGACCCAACAGCCGACAGAACTATTAAGTTACCAAATCAGTCAGGTACACTACCAGTATTGGCTGCAGATAGTGATACAGCAATTACATCTACTCCTGCTGAGTTAAACTTATTAGACGGTGTTACAGCAACAACAGCAGAACTCAATATACTAGATGGAGTAACATCTACTGCTGCAGAGTTGAACATACTTGATGGTGTTACGGCAACAGCCACTGAAATAAATATATTAGATGGAGACACTTCTGCTTCATCTGTTACTGTTGCTGATGCAGACAGAGTTGTGCTTAATGATAACGGCACAATGAAACAAGTAGCTGTTACAGACTTGTCAGCATATTTTGATGATGAGATTACAGCTATGCCCAACCTAGTAACTACTGCTGCTACTACAGTAGGAGCTTTAGATTCAGGTAGCATTACAAGTGGGTTTGGTTCTATTAACAACGGTTCTTCTGCTATTACAACCACAGGTACAATTACTTATGGTAGCTTGTCAGACGGTAGTATAACTATCACAGGTTTTGTAGATGAAGACGATATGTCCTCTAACAGTGCTACACTCATCCCAACACAACAGTCTGTAGAAGCTCGTATTCAGGCAGTCAATGGTGCAGCTAACAATGTATCAGGACTAACAGCCACAGGTGCAGAGCTTAACGTATTAGACGGTGCAAGTGCAGGTACAATCGTAAATAGCAAGGGAGTTATTTACGGTTCAGGTGGTCAGGTTAATGCTACAAGTTTACAGATTGCAGGAACTGACCTAACAGCAACTGCTGCAGAATTTAATTTACTAGATGGTGGTAGCACAGTCGGCACTACGGCTGTTGCAGGTGGTGACGGTATACTTACAAATGATGGTGGTACAATGCGTCAGACAAGCGTTGACACATTCGACACCTACCTTGCAGGGACAACTAAGACACTAACAAACAAAACTCTTACTGCTCCTAAGTTTGCAGATGGTGGGTTTATTGCTGACGCTAACGGCAATGAACTTATTATGCTACAGACAACATCTTCTGCAGTCAATCAACTTGAAGTAACAAACGCTGCATCAGGTGGTTCAGTTGTAGTAGGAGCATCTGGAGATGACTCAAACATAGATATTGATATTTCACCCAAGGGTACAGGTGAAGTAAACATAGCTGCAGGAAACCTAAACTATGGTGGAACAGCAGTAACTGCAACAGGTGCAGAATTAAACTTGACAGATGGCTCATCTTCTGGTACAATAGTCAACAGTAAAGCTGTAATATATGGTAGCTCAGGTGAAGTAAATGCTACCACACTACAGATAGCAGGAAGTTCTATATCTGCTACTGCTGCTGAACTCAACATCATGGACGGTGATACATCTGCTTCTTCAACAACTCTTGCTGATGCTGATAGATTTGTAACCAATGATGCAGGAACTATGAAGCAAGTTGCTCTGACAGATTTAAAAACATATCTATCAAGTGCAGGATTTACAACAGATGACCCCACGGCATTAGCCATAGCGTTGGGCTAATATAGGAGAAAAATATGGCAAACAATTTTAAAGTAATAACATTTGCAGCAGAACCTGCAAGTACGTCAGATGGGAGTGAGTATCACGTATACACAGCTCCTAGTAGCACAACAACAGTTGTTATAGGTCTTATATTAACTAACATTCATACTTCACAAGTAACAGCAAAAGTTCTTCTTGAGTCTGACACTACTGGTATTGCAGCTAATGATAATACACAAACAAACAATTCAGGTGCAGGAACTAATAGTGGCACTACTAATAATACAACTGCTGTATTACTTAATAATGCTCCTATTCCTGTAGGGTCTTCATTAGAATTATTATCAGGTGGAAAGGTAATATTACAGCCCACAGATTCTATTTCTATATCTTGCTCAGTAGCAGATAAACTCTCAGGAGCATTAAGTATTATGGAGATAACCTAATGGCATACATAGGTAATCAGGTACAGTCAGGCTTTGCTTCCATACCATCTGTACAAAGGTTTAACGGAGATGGCTCTGACACCACATTTACGCTGTCACAAACTGTCTCTAGCGTTCAGGATATACTTGTATCCGTAGATGGTGTAGTGCAGGACAGTAACGCTTATACAGTGCCTGACGGTACAACATTAACCTTTAGTGCAGCACCTTCATCAGGAACAGGTAATATATTTGTAAATTATCTTGGTACAATGGATACAGGTGTTACTGTTCCAGAAGCAAACAAGGGTAACTTCAAGCATGGTGGTATGTTCAGAACTAATGCACAGTCACTTG